GATTAACAAAGGTTACGGCATACTTACCAATGAAAGTATATTATAATTTAGGTCTTAATGACTTAATAGAAATAAACCAACAAACCTATAAAATAAACTCACTAACAACAGATTTAACAACTGGTAAAACAGAATTTGAGTTACTAAACAATATAATATTATGATTAAGAATATAATTGACTTGCTCCAGGTTGTTAAGGGTGATACTGAAAACATAAAGATTGCACAAGGAAAAAATGCTTTACCTACAAACGTAAAGAATGGTTTAAAACTACTTAAAAAACAAATACAATGGGATTAACTAAAACCTTTACATTAAAATTTGATACTGAAGATGCTGAAAAAGAACTTAAAGGCTTAGAGAAAGAGGTTGAAAAAGTAGACAATAAAGTAAAAGATACCTCAGCAAGTACATCTGAAATGACTGGGCAATTAGACAAACTAACTGGTGGTGCAGTAAGTGGGTTTAAAAAAATGGCTGGAAGTTTAAAATTAGTTACAACTGGTTTTAAAAGTATGAGGGGAGCAATAATATCTACGGGTATTGGTGCTTTGATTATTGGGATAGTTGCATTGACGGCTGCATTTAAGGGTTCAGAGGAAGGACAAAACAAGTTTAATAAGATTATGACTGTTATTGGTGCTTTAACTGGTAACCTAGTTGATTTACTTGCGGATTTGGGTGAGGGAATAATAAATACTTTCACTAACCCAGTCGAGGCTATAAAGAGTTTTTCAAAGAGTGTTAAGGAGTTTGTTACTGACAGAATAGATGGTATTATTGATAGTATGGGTCTTTTAGGTGGTGCAATTAAAAAAGCATTTTCTGGAGATTTTAAGGGTGCTTTAAAAGATGCAAAAGATGGTTTTGTTAAATTAAATAATAACATAAACCCAGTTATAATGGCTGTTAACGCGGCTTCTAAAGCTGTTGTTAAATTCACAAAGGAACAAATAAAAGAGGGTAAGGCAGCAGCACAAGTTGCTGATATGAGAGCAAAGGCTGATAAGATAGAAAGAAACCTTATTGTTGAAAGGTCAAAGTTAGAAAGTGAAATAGCACTACTAAGATTAAAATCAAGGGAGGAAGATAAGTTTACTGCTGAAGAAAGAAAACAAGCCTTACTAGATGCACAAGTATTAGAAGATAGTTTATTAGACAAAGAAACTGAATACCTAGAACTAAGACGTGATGCGCAAATACAAGAAAACACATTTAGTAGAAGTAACAAAGAAAATTTAACTAAAGAAGCAGAAGCTATTGCAGCAGTAAACAGACAAGTTGCGTCAAGAGCAAATACTGCCAGACAAGTACAACGTGAAGTTAACACTATAAGCAAACAAATACAAGCACAAAACAAAGCAGATGCAGCAGCAGAAAAAGCAATTAATGATGCTAAAATTGCAGAAACAAAAACAAGGCTTGATGCTATTGGTAAAATACAAAAAGAATTTATAACAAAGCAACAAGATTTAGAAGCAGAAACAGAAATACAAAAAATACAATTAGAAAAGGAACGGAAATTAAAAGAACTAGAAGATTTAGGAGCACATTTTATAGCAAAAGCACAAGTTGCGATGTTCTATGAAAACAAGATAAAAGGTGTAAAAGATAAAAACGCAGCAGAAGATGAAAAAAATGAAAAAATAAAAAATGCTGCACAATTAAATATGGTTAAAAACACATTAGGTAATATGTCTACTTTGTTTGATGACCAAAGTGCTGCTGGTAAAGCAACTGCTGCTGCTGCTGCATTAATAAACACCTATCAAGGTATTACTGCTGAACTTGCAACAAAGACTGTTACACCTTTTGAATTTGGTGTGAAAATAGCAAACATTGCAACTACTGCTGCCATTGGTTTTAAATCTGTAAAAGATATATTAAAAACAACACCTAGCAATGCAAAGGGAGGAACAAACCCCGCCTCTGGTGCTGGTGGTGGTGCGCCAATACCCCCAGCATTTAATGTAGTAGGTGCAAGTGGTGAAAGTCAATTAGCAGATGCAATAGGTGGACAAACACAAAGACCATCAAGAGCATACGTAGTAAGCAATGATGTAACCACAGCACAAGAATTAGATAGGAACATTATTGAGGGTGCAAGTATCTAAATGCAAAATTAAAAACTAAACACGTTATATATTTATGAAGATAATAGAACTTATTTTAGATGAAGAACAAGATGATATTGGAGTTGAAGCAATTTCTATCGTAGAAAGTCCAGCTATTGAAAGTGATTTTGTTGCTTTAAAGAACCAGGAAATAAAGTTAGCAGAAGTAGACAAAGAAAAGAAAATCTTAATGGGTGCTTTGTTGATACCTAATAAGCCTATTTACCGCAATGGTGGTGAAGGTGAGTATTATATATACTTTTCAAAAGATACTATTGTAAAAGCATCTCAAATGTTCTTACAGAATGGTAACCAAAGCAATTCAACACTAGAACACAATCAAGCCTTGAATGGTTTAACATTGGTAGAAAGTTGGTTAATAGAAGATAAAGTACACGATAAAAGTGTAAAGTATGGAATGGATTTACCGCTAGGAACTTGGATGGGTAGTGTAAAAGTAAACAACGAAGATGTTTGGAATGAGTATGTTAAAACAAATAAAGTTAAGGGTTTTTCTATTGAGGGTTACTTTGCAGACAAAATGGAAACACCTAAAGACAAAACACTAGGTGACTTAATGAGTGAAGATGATATTTTACTTAACAAAATAAAAGATATACTAAATGCAGAGGAACAATAAAAACAAAACTTTTATACCTAGTAGAACATCACCTACTGGCGGAGGACGTGCTTGTTTATGTTGGGATACCAACAAGTATTCTATCTCTTGTTGTGATGGTTCTATGCAAGCACAAGGTATAGGTGTAATAACAAGGACAGACTGAAAATGCAAATTTTAATTTAATAATCGTTATATAAATAGTATGAAAGCAAACCAAATGTTAAACGAAATAAAAACACTTTTAAACATCGAGGTAAAACTCGAAGAACAGAAGTTAGAAAACGGTACTGTAGTAAGTGCTGAAGCCTTTGAAAAAGGTAAAGAAATATTCATTGTAACAGATGATGAAAAAATTGCAATGCCAGTTGGTGAATATCTTTTAGAAGATGGAAGATTGGTAGTTGTAGAAGAAGAAGGTCTTATTGCAGATGTTCGTGAAGTATCTGATGAGGTACCAGCTAAAGAAGAAATTACTGAAGATTTAAAAGAAGAAGAAAAAATGATGGATGAAGAAAACTATGTAACTAAAGATACTTTTAGAGAGATGGAAGGTAAAATCCAAAACCTAGAAGATGCCATTGCAGATTTAAAAGCTGACAAAGTAGAAGCTGAAAAAGAAGAAGAAAAAATGGAAGAAGTTAAAGAAGAACTTTCAGAAGTAAAACCAATTAAACACAATCCAGAAGCAAGTACACCACAAAAGAAACAAATGCAATTTGCCAAAGGACAATTCAACACAACACTAGATAGAGTATTAAATAAATTAAACAAATAAAAATGAATAAAAGAAACGTAAATCTAAACACAGCCGTAGTAGTAAATTCTACATATGCTGGACAATTTGCTGGTGAGTATATTGCCGCAGCATTATTATCTGCATCAACTATTGATGATGGCGGTTTAACAGTAAAGGCAAACATCTCTTTTAAGGAGGTTATAAAAAAATTAGCAACTGGTTCAATAGTAACAACTGCTGGTTGTGATTTTGTGCCTAATTCATCTGTTACTTTAACAGAGAGAATACTGGAACCCAAGGAGTTACAAGTAAATTTGCAACTTTGTAAATATTCGTTTGTTGAGGATTGGGAGAGCCAGTCTATGGGATTTGGTCTTGGTCAAACATTGCCACCAAAGTTTGCAGATTTTATGATTGCACACGTAGCAAGTGAAGTTGCACAGAACACAGAATTTTGTATCTGGCAAGGTGACACGGCAGCAGCAACGAACAACTCTTTTGATGGGTTTGAAAAACTAATTGCAGCATCAGCAGCAGCGGGAGATATTCCAGCTGGACAGCAAGTAGCAGCAGTAGCGGGTGGATTGTTAGCAGCAAATATTATAGATGAACTTTCTAAAGTAGTTGATGCAATACCAGCAGCACTATACGGAAAAGAAGATTTATTTTTATACATCGGAAGTAAAGCAGCTAAACTATATGTACAAGCACTAGGAGGATTTGGAGCAAATGGTTTAGGAGCAAACGGGGTGAACGGATTGGGAACCCAGTGGTGGAATAACGGCAGTCTTTCGGTAAACGGCGTAAAAATCTTTGTATGTCCAGGAATGTCTGATAACAAAATTTATGCAGCACAACGTTCCAACTTGTACTTTGGAACTGGTCTTTTAAATTCAACAAACGAAGTGAAAACTTTAGATATGGCTGACCTTGATGGAAGTAACAATGTAAGGATGATTATGAGGTTTACATCAGCAGTACAATTTGGAATTGCAGAAGACTTAGTTGAGTACGCATAATTAATTAATTAATCAATAGAAAGGGGTGGGTAGGTAATCTGCTTACCCTTTTTTTTTAAAACATAAAAAACAATGGCTTGTACATTAACAACGGGTAGAAAACTACCTTGTAAGTCCGCTTTTGGCGGCATAAAAAAAGTACTATTTGCAGACTTTGGTGGCATTACCGCCGTATCAATAGATGCTACGACAAAAGAAGCAACCATTACTGGTTCACCAACATTTTATGCATATGATGTAAAAGGAAATTCTAGTTTAGAAACTACAGTAACAAGTAGCCGAGAAAATGGAACAACTTTTTACACTCAATCATTAAATCTAACATTAACATTCTTGGATGCTAAAACTCAAGCAGAGTTACAAACTTTGGCAGTAGCAAGACCATATATAGTAGTACAAGATTACTACGGAAATAACTTCCTATGTGGATACGAAAATGGAATGGAATGCACCGGAGGGACAGTAGTGACGGGCGCAGCAGCGGGCGACTTAAGCGGCTTTACACTTACCTTTGAGGGTATGGAAGAATTAGCACCATTATTCTTGGCTACAGCACCAATATCTGCAGCTGGACAGATTGACCCAACACCGGCAGATGTACCACCTCTACCATAATTATTTATTTAGTTAGAATTAAAGGCACTCTTTTTAGGGTGCTTTTTTTTTGTTTTTACAAATTGCTATTTTTTAAACGTTATATACATAGATGATATTATTTAACCCAACCGCAACAAATAAATTTACCATAATACCTAGAGAGTATGTAACAAGTGCATATATGACTATTAGAGATGATAGCACTAATGTAACTGTTAATTATACACTTATTCCAAGAGTTGCTGGTGTTGGTAACATTGAAATTATAAAAGATACCTACAATGTATATAATGATACCTATTCAAATTTAGTTGAGGGGCATTTTTATGATTTAACTTTATATTCAGATGTAGCAAAAACAATAGTAATTTATAAGGATAGGATTTTCTGTACTGCACAAAAAGCAGAAATTGATGCAGATAATAACTATTTCTATAAGATAAATAAAAACCAATTTACCGAATACGATGGTTTCAATAATGATTATATTGTAATATGAGAAAAAGAAACGAAAAAGGGCAATTCAGCAAAACAAAAGTATCAGAGTTTGGCTTTGTTAATTTAAGTACATATACAAGTCCAGAAGTAAAAGAAGTTAATGGTGCTGATTGGATTGAGTATGGTGCAGATAACAATTATTTTCAATTCCTTATCGATAGGTATAATGGTTCACCAACAAACAATGCAGCTATAAATGGTATATCACAAGCTATTTATGGAAAAGGTTTAAATGCTACTGATAGCAACAGAAAACCTAATGAGTATGCTCAGATGGTTTCTTTGTTTAGAAAAGATGTTGTTAGAAGATGTTGCTATGATTTGAAACTTATGGGACAAGCTGCAATCCAGGTTATCTATTCTAAGGATAGGAGCAAGATTGTTCAGTTAGAACATATGCCTATTGAAACACTAAGAGCAGAAAAATGTGATGAAGATGGTAATGTTCCAGCTTATTACTATTATAATGATTGGGCAAACATAAAAAGAACAGATAACCCTTTAAGAATACCAGCTTTTGGTATGTCTAAAGAAAGTATAGAGATATATTACATCAAACCTTATAAAAGTGGTTTTTATTATTACTCACCCGTAGATTATCAAGGTGGTTTACAGTACGCAGAGTTGGAAGAAGAAGTATCTAACTACCATTTGAACAATATTATGAATGGTCTTTCACCATCAATGTTGATTAATTTTAACAATGGAACACCTAACCAACAAGAAAGACAATTAATAGAAACAAAGATTGCACAGAAGTTTTCTGGTACGTCTAATGCTGGTAAATTCATTTTAGCTTTTAACGACAATAAAGAAAGCCAGGCAGAAATAACACCAGTACAATTAAGTGATGCACACAATCAGTACCAATTCTTGTCAGAAGAAAGCACACAAAAAATAATGGTTGCACATAGGATTGTGTCACCTATGTTATTAGGAATTAAAGATGGTAGTGGTTTAGGTAACAATGCAGAAGAAATAAAGACTGCATCCTTGTTAATGGATAACACCGTTATAAGACCATTTCAAGAACTTTTAATAGATAGCTTTGACCAAATACTAGCTTACAATGATATAGCCTTAAACCTATACTTTACGACCTTACAGCCACTAGAATTTACAGAGGTAGACCAAACGTTACAAGACAAAGAAACTATTGAAGAAGAAACTGGTGTTGAATTATCAAAGGTAGACTTAAAAACTATTGATGGAAAAGTTGCATATGAAACCAAAGAAGAAGCTGAAAGAGTAGCTGATGAAATGGGTTGTGGTGGATCAC